AACAGTATCCCATAAGTAGTACAGTGTACTATCAGTGAATAGCATGATTTTGATATTAACAGTGTTCGGTACACGTAAAGTGTTATTAATTCTTACTACAGCTGATTTAATAACGTCAGAAGATGAACCACCTTTACGAAGTGTCATTTTGTTCAAAGAGATTTCTCCGTTTTTAAAATCAATATTTCCGCCGTAGCATACATTAGCATAATTCCAATCTACGCCACTAGATAACCATAGTGAAAGAGAGTATTGACCATTAATTCCGGAATCCCTTGCATCAACTAGATAATAAACGTCTAGTGTGTCAGTTTTTGGATTGTCTATTGGAATAGTAAATCTAGACGTAACTCCAATTAAATGAGTATCTGTGCCTGCTTCTGCCTTATTATAGTTATCAAAAGAAATATATGAAGTTCCATTTACATCAGTTCTACTACTGATTGCGGAACCTTTATAGAATGCAGAATCACTAAACTGCTTACTATATGAAAGTCCATCTTTCAATAATCTTTCTCCAACTACTTTAGAATCTGCCGCCGCTCCATTGATTTTAAGCGTATTGTCTACCGTAGGAACAGTATCCCATAAGTAGTACAGTGTACTATCAGTGAATAGCATGATTTTGATATTAACAGTGTTCGGTACACGTAAAGTGTTATTAATTCTTACTACAGCTGATTTAATAACGTCAGAAGATGAACCACCTTTACGAAGTGTCATTTTGTTCAAAGAGATTTCTCCGTTTTTAAAATCAATATTTCCGCCGTAGCATACATTAGCATAATTCCAATCTACGCCACTAGATAACCATAGTGAAAGAGAGTATTGACCATTAATTCCGGAATCCCTTGCATCAACTAGATAATAAACGTCTAGTGTGTCAGTTTTTGGATTGTCTATTGGAATAGTAAATCTAGACGTAACTCCAATTAAATGAGTATCTGTGCCTGCTTCTGCCTTATTATAGTTATCAAAAGAAATATATGAAGTTCCATTTACATCAGTTCTACTACTGATTGCGGAACCTTTATAGAATGCAGAATCACTAAACTGCTTACTATATGAAAGTCCATCTTTCAATAATCTTTCTCCAACTACTTTAGAATCCGCGGCGGCATTTTCTACCGTCAACGACTTATCAATCGGCGGATTGGATGGATTCGTGATATTAGATGTTAACCATGTTGATACTTCATTGCTTACAGTAGGTTTTAATAAATTCAGAAGTTCGCCGCTGTCTTTCATTTCTTCTATTTTCTTGTTGACTTCTGTCTGAAGATCAAGATTGGTAAAATACTGATTGACAAAATCATATAACGCCTTGTAACTTTTTACAAGATTGTCCTGCGCGTCAAACATTTCTTTCACCGTCTTAAACAGCACAACAAATTTATTTTCTAGACTCAACGTCCCGTTGAAATCATACGGAATCCCCCGCACACTTGCTACAACTTCACATGCTTGCGTAATCATCTTACCGAAATCCGGCAACGTAGGAAAATCTGGAATCGTTGGTTTCTCTGCCATTATTATTCCTCCTTAATAAAATTGATAGAATAACTCTCTGCAATCATCGCAAATACGCTTGTTAAGATTAAGTATGGTATCTCGGAATCTCTGAATTTCTATAGAGTAACTACCGTCGAATCCCTCATCTTCAATCGTATCATTATTATCTGCATGATACGTGTCATTACTGTTGGTTTTTGTGGTATTCTCTCCATTGCTCATAGCACTGTTATGGATGGTATTTTGTCCCCTATCCATTGTAGACGCATAATTCGTTCCGGCAAAATTGATCTGCGGATTGTCAGAGTGAATATTTTGTGTGTCGTTATTTGTATCGGCTGATGTTGTGTTTTTTGCTGTGCTGTCTCCTGAGATCACACCAGTTCGTGTATCATCTTTCGTACTTGTTACTTTTCGCGTACTCTTATGAGTAATCAGCGGGTTATACTCAAAAGTAATACTCCGGTACAACTGCTCATAGTATGGCATATTGAGTGTGAGAATCTTTTTTAGATGATATTGAAATTCTCCGACAGTTTCTAACCCGATCTGCTCGCGGAAATACTGTAAACAGAACGTTTTTTCGAAAGCAAGTTTTGCGCTTGTATATTCGGGCGCGGATGCATCGACATAAAACGGAAAGTCAAAATTGAAGATTAATGGAACTGCGGCTTCAATCATATTGTCGATGGTTTGATTTTCGAGCGGCGAAATCACATGATCGGAAATAACCAACTGCTCAATGGTATTCGTCAATGTTTTTGTTTCGTAGTTGTAACCGATAAACATTATTCCACCTCTCTTTCCGGCGTATCGTTTTCTGGTATGTTGTTTTCGTTGTTTTCTGTTGTGTCAAACACATCTGGTCTGTTAATCGGCGTTACCATCTTAGAATTAAAACGTACATGGATGTTCAGACCATACATATCATTAATAGCGTCAAGTCCTCTCTGAATGGTTGCCAGATTCCCGTTTCTTGTCAACTCGATTTCTCCATCGTTGTAACTCGTTTCCGCGGAAACTAGCCGTTCCGGTTTTTCAACGCCGCTTGCTTCGATTCCGAGATCAGCTAGACATTCTGCTACTTCTCTCTGCGCGGCGGTATCAAGTTCATTAAAAATTGGCTGTACTTTCAGATCAATCGTATCAATTTGAATCTGTTTTCGTAGATCGTTTTTTGCTTTGATAAACGGAATGTTTTTCACCCATTTTTGAATGAAGTTGTCAATGGATAACTTCTGAGTGCTATCTCCGCTGATGACAACTGGCGTCCTCTGCTGAATGACGTTTACCCTTGTTGACGCTTTTTTCTCCGCCAAACTCTGCGCGTGCAGAATAATGCTTAGAATTTCCGGCACGGCAAAAGGTCTGGCGAAAATCAGCGCGCTTTCTTCCTTATCTGTCTGTTCATAATACTGCCCATTCATAGCATAAGCAATCCAATCGGTCGGGATACCATAAATATCCGGTTCCCCAACCAGATTAACACCGAAAACGCCGAAAAGTCCGGTGATCGGCTCTTTTTTGAACAGACATATTCCCTGCCATAACAAATATGAGTTGAGCATGCGCGGCGGAATCTCATCCGGCAATCCGTCATACTCATAACGTGATAATGCTAAATTTACGAACTTGTCGAAAAAGTGGCGAAAATACATCTTTTCTTCCGGTGACGTATTCGGGTTGTTTTCCCATTGTCCCCACACTTCTTTGTTACTCACCCGATACGGGTTATTATACATGATATCACCTCCTTAATCATTAGAAAGACCATAGTTTCCGACATCGTCTGTGTGCCAGAATGTAACTCCTTTGTTAAACATTGCTTGCAAAAAGTTGATATCATCGGTGACACACGCGCCATGTAATCCGCAATTTACGGTTTTTACAAAATTCCATTTTGAACGTCCGGTGATATTAGGGACTTTGATTCTATGCGTAGCATATCCGTACATCGTGAAATAATCGTCAATTACTTTCGCCATTTCCGGTGTTACACACATCGTCTTTAATGTAATTGTATTGCTGAAAAGCGCAGTTTGCACATAACTTCCGGTAGCACTTCCTTTTGCTGTTGGCGGTATTAAATCGTGCTGTTCCATCTGCGCAGAAATATTTTCGCCAAACATAAAATTGCTTACAGTTTGACCGATACTGCTTTCGATGGCTTTTCCAAATTTTCCGCTTAACACATTTGCAATGGTTGAAATAACGCTTTTTCCGGTATCAATATACTGCTGTTTTGTCTGGTAGTCCCATATAGGCTGAGACTGAGCAAGCCATGCCTGATACGCGTCATTTGTCCACGCGCAAGACGGGAAATTGCTGTACACAAAACCATAGGGTGTGTTAGTAGTAGGTTCGTTTTTGTAATTTTTCGGACTGATATAAATGGACGGAATGTTTAACTTTACTCCCTGTCCATAAAAAGAAATTTTTTGGTCTTTGAAATATTCCAGTCGATACATATACTGGCTACCGTCATGTGCATCTACAATCAAATACGAAAAAGGATATTGGAATAATTTTTTATTTTTTGGGGTGTATCCTGCCAGTGTTTCTGGAAAATGCATTGGAAATTCCTGTGGGGAATTTTTAAAACATAACTGCGGAGCCTGGAAAATAGCTACAATAGCATCAGCATTTCCGTTTGTTGCATAAGCCTGTATTTTCTGTTTCATGTCATCAAAATTAACTGTGTTAAAATAAGTCAAACCAGACATGATTTTTTGATTTAATTCCGGTTCTAATGCAACCCCGTTTTCGTCCGCACTTGCAACAAGACAATAGTTCATCAATCCGAAACCCATGCCAGCGGAACCATTTACAATGTATTCTCCAGTTTCCAGATTTTCGGGGACTAAATTAGCCCCGACTGCGTCATCTGCTTTCGCAACGTGTTCCCTCTCCACATAGCACGGCTGTAATACCACATCGTAAAAACTGTTCTGAAAACGATCGGGTTCGAAATAAATCTTGAAACTTCCGTCACTCAACCATTCTACGCGCGTCACAAAACCGAAATACCATTCTTCCGTATAGGGTTTGTTCTGAAAAGCAATATAATTGCATTTCAGAAAATCACTCTCATTCCCTTTTCCCTTATAAGTCAGTTCTCCCCATCTCACGGGCGCGGACTGCTTAAAAGTATGGATTGCTTTTTCTCTTACGTGCGCCAGACAACCTGCTTTTCCGTCGTTGTAATATCTTACGTGTTCGTAATCATTTCCCCATTCGATACCACTAGCCAAAATAACCGTGGTCTGCGGGGAAACCGCCGCCACATCTTCCTGTGGCGGCATCGGAATGAAATTATCCATGTTTCCACCCTCTTACTTAATCGGTCGTAAAGTAAATGGTTGCCGTTTTGGAAGAGTCGTACCGACTGGTAATCACAACCCGCACGCTCTCTGTTTTATTTGCTTTCAGTTTCAAATTCTTTTCATCTTTTGCAATTCGAAGAATTGTTGTACCCGGAATAACAAACGTATCGGCAGAAGAGTTGCCCTCTACTTTCACATCAATCGCTTTATCAGCTACCCCAGTAGAAGTAACAGAAAAACTGCCGCCAAAGTCCACATCTGTTCCGGCTTTCACCAGTCCTACGTCACTTGCTGTAATGGAAGAAACAAGAACATTCTCGGTTGTAAACACGATAACCGGATAAAACAGAGAGTAAGAGAACATCTCTTTCACCGTATACGTGCTGTTCCAACGTAAACCGCGGTTAACATTATCCTGCACCATCATGCGGTACTGTTCGCGGATTTTGAAGAACCGCTTATCTACAAGAACAGCCACAATACCTTCTGCATCGTTAAAGTTGTCAATGAGTACCTGCTGTGCTTTCGGAATCATCCTGTCCAGATTGTACGCACTTGCGTAGCTGTCAACATTCATAGCGGCTTTCGTATCCGGGTCAACGAACAGAAGAATGGTATCTTCTTTTGCCGCCGATGTCGCGCCTGCAAAGTTGTACAGTGGGTTCGGAAACTGAATTTTATCAATATAAGACTGAATCTGTTTTGCAAGCGCATTGGCACTCGCCTGGTCAGTAACCGTGTCTACGTGTACCGGATAAATCTGACCCGCGCGCTTTGCAGATGCAATCAGTTCTTTTGCCGTGGTAAACTCATCCCAGTTACAAGCGGAAACGACACTCTCCACTTTTGCCTGCACTAGACTTCTGAGTCCGTAATCATCGAGAAACGCGCCGCGCATATCCTCAAACCAGATCGTTACCGGATAATCGTTATTAAAATTGATTACATGATACAGCGCCATAATGTAGCTGTCATAAATGGCGGTCGCATCTTCGATGCTGATATTGGCATCGTGCGCGTAACCCTGTGCAAAATTTACGTAGACTTCCTGTTCTCCGTTTCCATACGGCATAGCGTTACTGTTCAGCACACGCAGAGGATTTCGGAACGCTTCGGTACTGATGGATTGGCTGGCAATCAGATTTACCAGCGCAGGAACCAGTTCGTTCCGCGCCATCGGATTGTAAGGGTCGGTTAATGTTTTCGCAATATCGGCAATATTTTCTCGCGTTGCCACAGGAACTCTGTCACGGTAATCAACACTCATCGTCTGCCGAACGGCGTTCAGCACGTTAATATTTGTCAGGTCAAGTTTTGCCATTGTTACTCTCCTTTTCCGCTCATGATGAGCTGAGACATATCAAGATCATTGATACTTGTTGCGGTGTCTTCTGCTTCCGGCACTTTTCCGCCAAACTCGGTTACTTTTGTGATACTTCCGCCGTGGGAAAGATCAGACCAGCGGCTTTTGATTTCAGCAACGGCGGCATCATACTTTCCTTTCAGTTCGTCCCGTTCTGCGACCAGCGCGTCACGTTCTGACATCAGAGCTCCGATGTCGGTATCTTCTGTTTTGATTTTTTCGCTGATGGCGGCAATCGCATCGCCATGCGTTTCAATGTTTCCAATATCGGCTACAATTTCTGTCCAATACTCTTCAAGTGTCATTTTAAAACCTCCTTTTTAAATTGGGATATAACCAGATAGGCATTTTATGCCTTTTTGGTTTCATGGGATGGGACGGCTCAGGCGGCTCGGGTTGTCCAGTTGACAAGTACCGATATACCATCACCGCGTTGTTCAAACGTTCGGAATCAGATAAATACCGATTCCCAACAATCCATCCGGTAATTGCAGAATCTTTCGCGTGTTCCGAAATAAAATTGAAACACGCATGTGCTTTTTCCTGCCGGAAAGCTAGCGTTCCATCGTCACTAATTCCCTCCCAGCCTTTCATGTAGGCGGCTGTCAGTGCGTCTAGATCGGTACTGTCACTGTGCAAAAACGCTTGCAGATTTTCGTAAGCACTGGCGGCTCCGACGGAATACCAGACGTTTTCATAAATAAGATATTCTAACTGTGCGTTTCCATCGTCCCGGCTGTACCCGTTCGCGTCCAACCAGTTGAATAATTTAGTCCGGCGGTCGGTTTCCGCATTATCTGTCCACTGTCCTAAACCATAACCGGGCGAGCCGACAATCGTGCCTTGCCACAATCCAGGATTGATGGTTGACTCCTGCCAGAAGTTGCCACAGATGGCGGCAATTACATACTGGCTGATACCGCTTTGTATCTCAACCGGATACCGATAAAGATACGTCCACGCGCTATAGGGAGACACAAACGTATTAATGGATACCTGTCTTTCCAGCGGGTAGCTGTCTGTGTGCGCTCCCATGCTATATCCGCCGCCGTCTGCCGGGTCATATACCATTTCGGTATGCCCGGAACGCCACAAAATATCGCCTTTTTTCCAAGGCTGGTTTGCGGTTCCTTTCTGGAATCCCGCGCCGATCAGATACCCATCCATGCTACGAGTTGTAAACCACGGGTTTCTTGCCAAAAAACCACCTACTGTACAACAATAACTCATGAGGGACGAACAATCATAGTACGTAATACCTCCGACCGTTTGCCCCTCGCGATAAGTTTGTGAGTAACCAACGTTCGGTGCATTACAAATTTCGATACAAGTGTTGTAAGCAAGCGTCAGATCAGCCACGTGTCAGACCCTCTTTTGCTACATATCCGGTATAGACAATTCCATTAACGATAGCTTTCACAAGATACCATTCTCCGGTATAATACCCGTAGTTTCTAACACTGGTTCCGGTCGGCAACGTTAAAATGACTGTTTTATCCATCCCTGCGCCAACGCGCAGATTGTAGCGATCGTGGGTATGATACGCTCCGGCGATTCTTCGGTCAAAACTACGTGCGGATTCTGTCTTGACGCAACTTTCAATGACGTTATGCGGCTTTTCGTCGACGGCTCCTGCATACCGATAGTGAACGGTATTTTCAGACGGAATATCGTAATAAGACCGTACACAGATTTCCTTTCCGGTCTGATCTCCCGTCTGACCATCAATCCCGCCGTTTTCGGACTGGCTGGCGTGAACGATGCGGTTCGCGTCAACCGACATCGTTACATGATGCCCTGCCGCAAGGTGGATATCACCGCGTTTCCACGGTTTGCCACATTTTACGAAACCAGCGTTTTCCAACTGTTCGCCGAGATTTCTTGTGGTACTGTAAATGCTGACCGGAAAACCAGCGTTCGCAAGTGCCGTTCCGACAAATGATGAACAATCATAATCGGGACCGTTCCGATGTACCTGAGAGTAACCGTGTCGATTATCGGCGGCGATCTGTTCCGCCCATGCAACTGCGTTTTCGATTTTACTCATTCTTTCCACCTCCTAAGTGCTGGCAAAGCGAATTAATCGCGGTTGTATTCGCTTCTACACTTTTCCGTAATTCTTCCATTTCTTCCTTGTGTGCGTCTTTCTCTTTGACAAGATACCAAAACAGCGCGCCGCAACAAACGATTGGAAAACCGAGACTTCCAACTAACTGCGTAACCATTGTCACATCCATTCGTCCACATCCTTATCATTCCATTTCAACCAGTCCTCAATTTCACTTAATTTATCACACATAATAAAATTATGAATGAAGCGGACTGGCGATTTACTGTTATACGCGTTGCCATCCATGAAAAAGAAATCCCACAAATACCGGATGTGAGACTCGTAATTTTCATGAGGGACAATGATCAACGTGTCTTTTTCGTCCCCTTTATAGCGTACCGTATAAGCAATATAAGCATTTTCTTTTTTCATCATTCCGACAATCATATTAAAAACGATACTTGCCATCTTTGCTCCTTTCTTCCTGTCCATTAAAACAAGGAAACCTTTTGACCTGCCAAGGACAGGGCGGTTTACTCAACCGTGGCAACCCCTCTGAAAAGGTTTCCCCGTATTTTCATGATACCTCTTTTCTGTCCGTCTGTCAAGTATATGTTCCGTCCCACGCGGACTATTTATAAAGATCAATCCCCAGCAACTCAAGTGCCATATCTTTGCTGTCAAGATCATCAAATCGCAAGTATGCTTTTTGGTACGCTTCTAATAGCCTTACAAATAAATAATCGTAGTGATCTAGCATAACTGTATGCTGTGTGTGATCTCCGTCACGAAAAACAGCAATGTAAGTACAAGACGGGTTGCTTTTATGTGTAATATAAATATAACCGTCTTCGTAATAATCATAAACGCCATAACTTTTTCCGTTGTGCTGAATGGTAAACAGATACCTCGACCGTCCGGTCGGTTTCTGCACAAATACAGCATCATCAATTAGCATCTGATCTCCTACGCTCATTGTTTGCAGATAGTGTCCGCCGCGGAATGCTTTCAGAGCCGGGTTATTCAACATTGCCTTACTTGCGCTGTCATTATGTGTAAATTCGCAGACAAACCCACTTCCATGCATCATTTTGGTGTCTTTCTGGTATCGTCTGTGGATGCCGAAAAAAACAAAATAAGGATTGAGTAACGATATATTATTTGATGCCATCACGAGCTTAAACCATCGGGACTGACTTCCGTTTCCACGGCTGATCGTTATTAATAATGATTGCATGATTTCACTCTCATGCGGAAAGTATTTACCTTGCTCCGTGCAAAATTCGTCAAAAAATAAAAAATAAACGTCCCTAAAATATGGAGATAATTTTTTCACGCTGTCCATTTTACTTGCAAAACTAAACGCGCATCCGAACGGCTCACCGTCTAGAAAATATCGCACCACATTTCCATTTTTATCTAGATTTTTATAGGTAATCACACTACCTAATTTTGGATATTGTTGTAGCATATCGGCATACATCGCCGCCGCTCCCGTCATTTCCCCTTTTGTCCGAAAAATCCATCCGGTCTGCAAACCATACTCTTTGCACAAGATACAACTCGCCGCGGCAAACGCACTGGTCTTTCCGGCACTACGGTTAGAACACGTAATTGCCACGCCTGCGAACTCCCCGTCCACGTCCGGCTCCGTAAACAACCGTATCGGGTTGTAATACTGAATCGGCTTTCCATCATCCGATACCGATTCAAATTTCACGCCATAATCTGCAAAAAGTTTTTCCCATTTGATATCATTCCAAAAAATCATTGTTTCACGTGAAACATTTTGTTTCACTTCCTCCTTTCTAGCATTTCCACAACCCGCGCACCGCGTCCCGCCGATTCTATTTTACCCGCCAGTTCCCCGCCAGCAAAACTGCATGCAATCTCACGTTAATCGCACGATAATCGCACGTTTTGACTGCGGATGGACGGCAGAGGGCGGCAGAGCTACGCTAAGTATAAAAAGAGCTACGCTGGAAAACGTAGCTCTCTTACACGTATGGAATTTATCTCACACAAGATATGTAAACTATAAAATATACACGATTCACCGTTCACCAGTCGGAGCACGTACCCATGTCATGATGATTAGTCAAGAAACGGGTTAAACTTTTCGGTATCTCCGAACTTATGGATGTTCACGGCAGAAAGGTAAGCTGTGAATCCCTTGTCGCGGCGGAACTTGCTTTCTCCGATGGAAATGAACAGGTCAACGACAGCTCCCTTGCCCAGTTCGGCAACACTTGAAACGGTGTCGCTCTCTACGCCGTCCTCGTAAAAATCTACTTTATAGTTGGTCTGCGCTTTTACGTAAAGACCAGCTTCATCGGTTTCTTTTGCCGGAATCCATTTTGCTTCTGCGGCGGCATCTTCGCCAAACTCGGAAATGATTTTTTCAAAGATTGCTTTCTGCTGATCTGCTGTGATCGAAGCGGAAAGAACGCTTTTTCCGTCCTCTTCGTTCGCATATTTTACGGTTACATTTTTCAATTTCATTTTTGCTTTACTCATGATTTTTTTTCCTTTTTAATAAGTTAGGTGTGCTTAGTCAAGTCTTTTTGCTTCTGCAAAAAACTGTTCGTCCGGCATCTCGTAGCGGGCGGATACGGTATCGGTTAATACGCAGATGGAATCCTCCGGAAAACCAGCGGCAGTAACAGCGGCGGTTTTTGCTTTCTGCGATTTCAGTTCTTCTGTATTCTCAAAAGAGCTGATCACCTGTTTTGTGTTTCTGTCAATGACAGAGTAGATAAATTTTTCAATTTTTGTTCTAACCATTTTTTTTCTCCTTTTCTTTATGTGGTTATTTGTTCTTACAAGTATTATAATAGCACTGTTCTAACAGAAAGTCAATACTTAAAAGAGAAAAATAAAGGAAATATCCAAAAATAAAAGCAAAATAGCAAGGTCGAGTTCTTCTTCATGTAACGCCCATATCGTTGATAATACTAAAAACATAAAAAATACAAAATATCTCATATCGTCTCCTATTCCGGTAACACTCCGTCTTGAGAGTTTACCAACACTTCATAATATTCATTCGATACACCTAAGGTATAAGTGGTATCAATGATTCCTATATTACTTGCAGTTAATATTTCTTCTCCGTTTACTTTGATGTAATGCGGTTTTGTATTGTTAAAGCAACTGATCGTTCTACCAACGTTTTCCATCCGGCGGCAGAGCCGGAAATTATTACAGCACTTTAAGTTTTCCGCTCCAAGTTTCTTGTTCATGCCAGCGACTGTAGAAGTAAAACGCACGGGGTCTTTTCCAGATTTCGCCGCTTTTTCGTCCAATTCCACGCCACAGTATTTTTTCGCGCCAAGGGTTTTAAATTGGATATAGAGGTCATCCATATCCCAAACGCCGAGAATGTAACGGTTCTCGCCAACGTCACAAAATGCATGGATATCGTTTTCGATTGCACGTTTGGCAAGTATCTTATTCTTTTCCTCAAACTCCGGAATGTGCGCTTCCGGATGCAGAAACTTAATGCTATCGGTGTCGCAATACACAACATCCATCCCCACCACGTCTAGCATATCTTGTAACTGTTTTCTTGCGTGGGCGGTTACATAGATTCCCCACTGGTAGTGCAAAAAGCTGTTCTTGCTTTCATAATACGTTTTCAGTGCTTTTTCCGCATCTGCTTTCTCCCGATGCCATTCTCCCGAAAAAGTATCCATTGCCCATTCATCTTGTAGAAGATCGGTCACACACATTCCGAACGTGCTGTTTAACTTATTCTTAGATTTCATATATTCATAGACTTTATCGGGGTTTCCTTTTAACTGGCTTTTTGCGATAAAAAATGACATCATCGTTGTCCGCATACTATCCGGTAACTTTCCGCGCGCGGCTACGTAGCACTCCGAGACGGTAAAGAAATCATAGTCGTATTGATTTTTTATGATCGACAAGTCAATTTCCGTCATTGCTATTTCACAGCAATCAATAGACAATACGCGTCCATTATCAATCACACAATCTTTCCCGTGCTTCTGACACTTTGACAGCGGGATATACGGGACTGGGATATTTTCTTTAATACGCAAGTTGTCAAATTGTACCCGCATGATAACACAACGTGTAGCACACAAGTTGTCAAACTGTCCCTGCGTTTTGATCTCAACCGCCCGAAACGCACTCATGGGATAGTAACCCATTGCTATCTGCGCGGGGTAGCTACTGGAAATATCCATGCTTCCCATTACGATTGCGTTTTCCCCTTTTTTCGCGGTGATCGTGTGTCCCGCGTGGATGCGGTTGGCGTGCGTGTTGCCGCCGCGGAACGCGTCTTTACAGAGTTGGTACTGCGGTAACGTCAAAGCCAGATCGGCAAATACTCCCGGATAATAACCGCTATCTGCCTGCATGGCACGGCGGAATTCTCGGCGGACGTAGCCAGTTGAGGTAAGGGGGATTTCTGCTAGATTATCCTCTTTTCGTAAGGCGCGGATGCATTCACACAAGCCGCGAACATCGTTGTAGCAGTAACCTTGCTCAATCTCAGTTAATTCAGTTGACGGTGTGCGTAACTTTTTGTAGTCGTAGGTGTCCACGAGTTTGTAATGTATCACGCCCTCGCTGTTTTCACAGAATTTTGAGAGTGACATATTGCTAAGGAAATAAGAACATCTAAATTCAATTCCATATCGGTGTGAGTAACATTTCATTACTTTATGTGCGTCACGGGCAAAAATTTCATCAAATTCAATGAAATCTTTCATGAACTGAAATTCATACGATAAATTATGAACGTATACTACAGCGCGTTTCGTATCAGAAGTTTTCAAATACAAATGCAGTTTTTCGCAGAATGAAAGAAACTCGTTCCATGTGCGACCGAAGCACACTTTATCTTTAATGCAAAACTGCCATTGATACAGAAAAGCGGTTCCTTTTACTACTTTTTCGCCCGTTTTATTATAGCGTTCATAATCGAGTTTTTCTAAAGTAGTTGTTTCGATATCAAACGCCATTTCCGCATCATAGTATACTACAGGATTTTTCTTTATTCCGCGCTTACGGCATTCGCGCAAGGTCTGAAAATCGGAAAATGGAAAATCATTACATGAATACACAGTTTCTATTGCTGTAGTTTCTGTTCCATTTACTTGTATCGGTACTCCCACTTCATACATATTTCCACCTACTTTAATTTTGTTCTGTTTTTCGCAAAGAGTTCTTCTTCCGTGATATATCCATCCAGAAAGTCTTCATATTCTTCCAAAATATCTTCGAACTCAATTCCGCGATCATTCAATTTCGAAATAAAATCATCAATAATCTGATCAGACGCCACTTGCTTTCTCAGATTCTTTTTGTATATATTGGAGGTAAGAAAACGATACAAGTCTTTGTAATTATCTTCTGTTACTTCTCCATCAATTTTATTCTTCGACTTGTCAAAACGCCTTTGCAACTCAGCAATCCGGTATCCTTGCAAGGTGGTTTCCGGTGAAGTCAAAAACGCGATCATGGTATCCCATTCCTGCCGAATGGATGCATCCGACCGCTTTACTCCTTTTAAGAAACGGTTTTTTTCTCTTCCCTGTGACGCAAAAAATTCTTTTACGCGCCCGTACTCCCATTGATCGCGCGCGTGAATTTTTTCCAGTTTGGCAAGACGGCTATTAGCCGCCTGCGCCACACGTGGGAGTTCGCGTTTGATCTGTTCAAGGGAGAGATCGAGTTCCTGGTAGATAGAATAATCTTTCGACTGCGGCATTTATTCGCACCCCCTTAATAATAACACTGTTCTTCTGAGCCTGCTTTTGAATATAATGGACACATGGTACAATTATCATTCGCGGCACAAACAGCACGGTGAGAAACTTCGATATAATAAGCTTTCAACGCATAACGTGTAGAAAGATTATTATGCAATTTTACAGTAAACCCCTCTCCAAAATTACCTTTATAGGGAAATGGCTTGCAGAAAGTATTCTTCTTAACGTAGCCATTTGTCAAAGACGCATGATCGTACGCGTAAATATGAATATTCCCGTCAATATCTTCCGCCTTTACATATAAGGGAATATCCTCCATTTTTGCGGGTACGGTATACAATTTTTCTAAATCTAAAGCATTCATAGAAACTTTCCTTTCTGCCCGTTTACTCCGATAGCTGAGCAAATTTAATTAATAGTCAACTTCTTCTCCAAAAAACTCCCTATATAAAGAGTTATAATTAACCCATGCAGTCTGCATCTTTTCTGCTTGCACGCTACCCGTGCCGAATACTATTCTATAAATTTTATACATTTCCCACGAATCTTTACATTTCTTCGCTAAATTTTCTTTCATTTCTGATGTTGTCATTTTATTCCTCCTTCTCCCCGTAGTGCCGATAGGTCAGCGGTTCATAATTACCCGAAAAATCTTTCGAGTATCTTTACGTTATCTTCAAATAAGACAACGTTCAATAAAGAGTGCGACTTGTGTGCTTCTCTTTCAATTTGAGTTACACGTTTACGAGCATCTTCAAATTTACTATAATGCTCATTTCTAATAAGTTCACCATGCTGAAAAGCTACTACTGTGTACTGTTCTTTTTTCATCATTGTTCTCTCCTTTTCGGTTGTACTGTTTTCCTTGTTTCTATAATTCATTATACCAGATTTTTTATAAAAATCAATAGTTTTTCTAGAATTTTTTCTAGAAAATTTTTCTACTATAGAAATGTGTATTCTGTCATTTTTGTTTCATGTGAAACCAACTTACACAATACGCTTAGCGTATGCCGCCGGATGGACAGCGCGAGCCGGAACGACGAGCGCGTGGCGGAAATAATTAACTTTGTTAATCAAGTAATATGCGTGTAAGAAAAAGTGTGTCTTTCCTACACGGACACTTTAGCGGACTAAAGTGATTCCCCGTTTCCGAAGTGTCCGCGACCCGCGGACATTCCGGCGGTTTTGCCCGCTTTTCGGGTGAAATGAGTTAATAAAACGGAAGAATTGTGTGCGAATCGGGAGGAAAACGTGAATAATTGTGAAATTGTATAGACAATTAGACGGGACTAACACTTTAGTCGGGTAAAGCGTTTTTGTCAAGTTGGTAAAATGCATAAAAATTTCGGGCATATGTGTTGTAATAAATATTAAAAAGTGAACAAATGCAATGAAATAGTTTGCAAAAGCGGTGTCTTTCTCACACGGACACCGCTTTTGTTGTGCAATGTGCTGTCCGCCGTGCGCGGACAAAATTGGGAAAATGTCCGCGTGGGACGGACAGTATATATGT